CTACACTGAATAACAATCACTCCTCACCGTAAAGTGACCGATACTGCAATCAAACTCACACTGCTCTCTGGCCACAAGCATTGATAATGTTATTGGCTCTCTGCTTAGTGGGTGATGCATCCCATCATTAATTATACGAGAAAGAGCCATTTCATCATATAAACTACATACTCTGGAACCTTCAGCATTTCTTAAAAAAACACCTCGTTGAGGAATTGCCAGCGTAATCGGGCACTGTAATGCTTCATCTATGTAAGACATTTCTTCAATATTAACTAAAAATGAACATGAATGTAATCGCCGCTGTAACAATTCAATTCTGTTATCATTACTATGCATAAATTCAGAAATAACCTGCCCCATATATGTACTGAATACATCAAGAAATGAATTGCCTCCATTCAATTGATTTTCAACAGAATCAGCCAATCTAATGATATCGGCTAGTTCTGTATGGCTTAAACCCGAATATAGTTCCCCTTGAACAGGATCTACAATAAAAGCGTCCATAGCACTCTGATAGCGAACAGAAAACGATCTTTCTCCTATTGTGAGTCTTTCCATTTGATGATCTCTGGTCGCACGTTGTAAAACTTCAACATCTTGTGTTGACAAGTAATTTCCAGAAGACAAATTAAATGAAAATGGCATAATTTTATCCCTAAAGCATATATCTTACTTTTCGATAATTAACAAAAAGCCATCCTCCACAGCAATACTCCATCAGAATAATTGTAGGATTATTTTAATCTAATTTATAAGCATAAAATATATACTCACTAAATAGCTGCGCAGAATAGTAGATCATTTAGAGGGAACTCAACCCGATTGTGCGATCTGATCAATCGCCAAATCAATACAAATCACCAACCGGACTGAGCAATGTCGATCATACCACCAATTTCCCGTGACGAACGACGCCTAATACAGAAAGCCATCCATAAAAGGCTGACAGCCATGCTGATGCTGCACCGGGGCGACCGTGTCAGCGACGTTGCCCGCACACTATGCTGCGCCCGTTCCTCTGTTGGGCGCTGGATTAACTAGTTCACACAGTCGGGTGTTGAGGGACTGAAATCATTACCTGCCGAGCGAGCCCGCCGCTGGCCGTTTGCGCATATCTACACACTATTACGTGAACAGGTAAAATATTCACTCGCGACTTTGGCTACAATTATTCACGCTGGAGTACAGAACTGCTGACAATAAAAATCAATGAGATAACCGGCTGCCTGTTACATGCTGGAACCATTCGCCGCTGGTTGTCGTCTGTGGGGCTTGTGTGGCGAAGGGCTGCGCCAACTCTACGTATCCGTGCCCCGCCTAAAGATAAAAAGATGGCAACAATCCATAACGCACTGGACGAATGCAGCACAGAGCATCCGGTCTTTTATGAAGATGAAGTATTTATCCATCTTAATCCCAAAATCGGTGCGGACTGGAAACTGCTCGGGAAGCAAAAACGAGGGGTCACGCCGGAACAAAATGAAAAATATTCTCTGGACGTAGCGCTGCACAGCGGGACAGGTTAAGTCAGCTGTGTGGGCGCCAACAGCAAAAGTTCGGCGCTGTTCATCAGACTGCTGAAGCGGCTTAAAGCTACATACTGTCGGACGAAAACCATCACGCTGCTCGAGGACAACTACATTATCCACAAAGGCCGGGAAACCCAGCGCTGGCTGAAGGATAAACCGAAGTGCAGAGTCATTTATCAGCCGGTTTAATCTCCATGGGTGAATCATTTTGAATAGCTATGGCAGATACTTCACGCCACAATAACGCGTAATCATCAGTGCCGCTCAATGTGGCAACTATTGAAAAAGTTCGCCATTTTATGGAATCCGTCAGTCCATTCCCCGAAGGCAAACATGGGCTGGCAAAAATGTGCGATATTAGGCGCAGCTATTTAGTTATTCCGTCATTTCTCCCGCCCGTGTAAACACTACTGAATCTTGTCGTTGTGACAAAGCTATAAATAGTCAATCACAGCACGTTTCTGCGTACGACGCGCTGCAATTTTCTTTACGATTTATAACTGTACAGGTGAACTATGAGTTATTTGGATACATACATATAGTGTAACGCCTGTTGTATATTTTACTCATATCTTTTTACAGGATGAAAACCAATGATACTGGCGCATAGCCTCCTCCAACCTTACCCCTGTATAACACGACTCATATAACCTGGGATTTCATTTCGTAGTTTTACAATATCAACACCCGGGGCGATATGTTTCTGATAAAACTTGTCTGCAAGCACGTTTGCTATGTAATCTGTTGTACTGTTTTTTACAGCTCGGCTCATACCATCGCAAAGAGCATCCATTTTTTTGCCAAAAGAAGCATTTCCTATTATTATATGATTAATAGAACTTTGTGCCGCTTTAACATCAAGAGTTAGTTCAAACTCCTTACTTACAAGAGAAAAGACCATTTTCCTCTCTTCAGAAGAAATTTTTGCATTTTTTTGAAGGCAGCAATTATCAATCTCTTGGTTGATAACCCTTGACGGATATACTGTCCGTTCATCACTTACCCATCCATGAATATCTTTAGTACTCTGCCTGCTTACCGTCTCCAGTATACAGCCGCTAAATTTGTTAACATTAAAGCGGATAGAGCGCTCTCCCATTGAACACTTCACGACCTCATCATTCTTCCCACGGATGGTGCCCCGGAAAGAATTATCTTTATGATAACTGATACCAAAAGAGCTGAAGGACACACCTGTCGCATTTACTGGCATAACAAATCCTTTTCATTAAAATTTGCTTACAAAAATTGTATACAATCATTTTAATTAAAAAATACATGTGTAAATAGCATTCGTTCAAAATTTAATTTTTTGTTTGAATCCTATCACATATTTAGTATCTTGACTCCTGTCACCAATATGGTTCAATAACATAGACTAAAGAGGGAGAAAATATGCCTGTCATATTAAACTTTTCGAGTGAAAGAGTATTGTCTGAAAGTGAACTGGAGGCTTTACGTCATGTCGGAAGAGTTAGTCAGAGTGAACAGCTTGTTGTGAGAGGCCGCACTATGAGACTTCATCATATTTCATTTATGGACAGTTTTAGCGTGGAACCGGTTTCCGGCGGACTGTTGGATCGCCTTAGTGCAAGAGGGCATCGCCTTCTCGCAGAAAATCTGGAGATACAGCTTAACAGAGGCCATACTTTTTTGCAGGCATTCCGTTTATATATGGAACAGAGCCGTGCAACCCCATGTACGCGCCAAAACGTCAGTAGTGCAATACAAAACAAAATTAACTCTCATGCATTTACTGTTAGTCATCAAGACTTTTCCTGTCATGAACAACACCTGAATTGCCCGATAACATTATGCATTCCTGAAACTGGTGTTTTTGTCAGAAATGCAAAAAACTCAGAAATATGTTCATTATATGACCACAATGCACTCACTGAACTTATCCGACGCAACGCTCCACACCCTCTCAGCCGTGAACCCTTTGTTCCGGAAATGATTGTCAGCAAAGATGAATGCCATTTTAATCTAATAGAACAATATTTTTGCATATTAGCCACACAAAATATATGCACTAGAATTTGACTGTATGGTTCGATTTAAATGTTGCAAAATTAATTTTACTAGTTATTGCCATCTATTTCATACTCCCTAATTCTTGATACAATCTGTCTGTCAAAATAGTAGATTAGATCGAACTTATATTACAGCTATTTAGTTTCTAAAATGGAATTTTTAACGTTTTATACTTCACATTACAATCTGTACCATAAGCCTCCTCAGCGAGGTTGCCTGAATACCCTGTCGTGCCCATTTTTCCATCGGACGCAGTTGTCTGCTCTCTCGAACTACTGGCAATAAAAATCAACCAGACAGCTTGATGTCCGTTACATGCAGGACTAATCACGATTGGTTACCGTTTACAAAACTTGCGTAACATTGGAGGAGAACGAATAATATTCTCTAGCTGGTACGCGTTCCATAGCGAAACGGGCAAGGTCCAACAGCAAGAGCTGAAACTCAGGGGGATTTATCAGTCGATTTATTCGCCATGGATGAATCACGCTGTACGGTTATGGTAGCTCTTAGCGACAAGGCATAATCATCAGTACACCAATGTAACAACCGTTGAAAAAGACTCATTATTTTATGAACCAGCCATCCCATTTCCAGAGTGGTAAATATGATTTGTTAAAGTGTAACAGTACTCTGCGTAGCCTTTTTAGATTCATAGTTTAATGTTTCTAAATACATTAAATTGCACTATAAGAGAAAGACATAATGTGAGGATAAAAATGCCATTTTCAATAAAAAGTATTTTTTCAGGACACACTTGGCATCAACCTGAAATATCTAGGCCTATAGCAGATAAATCATCTACTAAAAATTGTATCTTAGACTCAACAACATGCAATGTAGATGGCTTTACAGTGTTTAACAGAAGATCCTGTAGTTTTGATATGCGTCCTCCCGGAAGCGCAGACAGAACTCCACAACTGAGGTTATCAATATCAGAAGTCGCATGGATGTCAAAAATAATAGAGACAGAGACAAATAATACAAACAAATCATAGCTATTAGCCCAGAAAAGAGTTGGTACACTAGCCATGAATAACTTCCTAACAACTTGATTTTTTAGTTATTTTTTTCTTCATTCTTGAAAAAGGATGCCCCGAAAGGGTTCCAGAGTTCGATTTTCTGCGCTTCTGCAAATAATCAAGGGGTTACAAAGTGGTTGCCCCTTTGTTTTTAGTGCTCTTGGTATACCCATTGGTACATTTAGCGCAATACCATCTGGTATCACTTAAAGACACGAAAAACGTAAGCGTACAGCCTGAACCGTCTGGTCAGAATCTGACGAATTAGACAAAGTGGTGTCCACCAAATAAGTAGTGGGAACCAAAGTATCAGATATGCAGAAAAATGTGACTCCCGGCAGGCGAAAAGGCTGCCCTAATTATCCTCCCGAATTTAAACAGCAGCTCGTTGCTGCCTCCTGTGAACCCGGGATATCCATCTCAAAACTTGCTCTTGAAAATGGCATTAACGCCAATCTGTTGTTCAAATGGCGACAACAATGGCGCGAGGGAAAGCTGCTATTACCTTCTTCAGAGAGCCCCCAGCTACTTCCTGTGACTCTCGATGCAGCTGCCGAACAGCCAGAATCGCTCGCAGAGGACCCGGAAACCCTCAGTATCAGCTGTGAGGTAACGTTCCGGCACGGGACGCTCCGCTTCAATGGCAATGTCAGCGAAAAGCTCCTGACTCTGCTGATACAGGAACTGAAGCGATGATCCCGTTACCTTCCGGGACCAAAATTTGGCTGGTTGCCGGTATCACCGATATGAGAAATGGCTTCAACGGCCTGGCTGCGAAAGTACAAACGGCGCTGAAAGACGATCCCATGTCCGGCCATGTTTTCATTTTCCGGGGCCGCAGCGGCAGTCAGGTTAAACTGCTGTGGTCCACCGGTGACGGACTGTGCCTCCTGACCAAACGGCTGGAGCGTGGGCGCTTCGCCTGGCCGTCAGCCCGTGATGGCAAAGTGTTCCTTACGCAGGCGCAGCTGGCGATGCTGCTGGAAGGTATCGACTGGCGACAGCCTAAGCGGCTGCTGACCTCCCTGACCATGCTGTAAATCTCTTTATCCTGGTTGTCACAGAATAAGCCCGGTAAAATACGGGCTTATGAACGACATCTCTTCTGACGACATCTTCCTGCTGAAACAGCGCCTGGCCGAACAGGAAGCGCTGATCCACGCCCTGCAGGAAAAGCTGAGCAACCGGGAGCGCGAAATAGACCATCTGCAGGCGCAGCTGGATAAACTCCGCCGGATGAACTTCGGCAGTCGTTCCGAAAAAGTCTCCCGCCGTATCGCACAAATGGAAGCCGATCTGAACCGGCTTCAGAAAGAGAGCGATACGCTGACTGGTAGGGTGTATGACCCGGCAGTACAGCGTCCGTTGCGTCAGACCCGCACCCGTAAGCCGTTCCCTGAATCACTACCCCGTGACGAAAAGCGACTGTTGCCTGCGGCGCCGTGCTGCCCGAACTGCGGCGGTTCACTGAGCTATCTGGGCGAGGATACCGCCGAACAGCTGGAGTTGATGCGTAGCGCCTTCCGGGTTATCCGGACGGTACGGGAAAAACATGCCTGTACTCAGTGCGATGCCATCGTGCAGGCACCTGCACCTTCGCGGCCCATCGAGCGGGGTATCGCCGGACCGGGGCTGCTGGCCCGCGTGCTGACCTCGAAGTATGCAGAGCACACCCCGCTGTATCGCCAGTCAGAAATATACGGCCGGCAAGGTGTGGAGCTGAGGCGTTCACTGCTGTCGGGCTGGGTGGATGCATGCTGCCGGCTGCTGTCTCCGCTGGAAGAGGCGCTTCATGGCTATGTCATGACTGACGGCAAACTCCATGCCGATGATACCCCGGTCCAGGTACTGCTGCCGGGTAATAAGAAGACGAAGACCGGGCGGTTGTGGGCGTATGTTCGTGATGACCGCAATGCAGGGTCAGCGTTGGCACCTGCAGTGTGGTTCGCTTACAGCCCGGACAGAAAAGGCATCCATCCGCAGACTCATCTTGCCTGCTTCAGCGGTGTGCTGCAAGCGGATGCGTACGCCGGGTTCAACGAGCTGTATCGCAATGGTGGGATAACGGAAGCTGCCTGCTGGGCTCATGCCCGCCGAAAGATCCACGATGTGCACGTCCGCATCCCGTCAGCACTGACGGAAGAAGCCCTGGAGCAGATCGGTCAGTTGTACGCCATAGAGGCGGATATAAGGGGAATGCCGGCAGAGCAGCGGCTTGCTGAACGTCAGCGAAAAACGAAACCGTTGTTGAAATCCCTGGAAAGCTGGTTGCGTGAAAAGATGAAGACCCTGTCGCGACACTCAGAGTTGGCGAAGGCGTTCGCGTACGCACTTAACCAGTGGCCGGCACTGACGTACTATGCGAACGATGGCTGGGTGGAAATCGACAACAACATCGCTGAAAATGCCCTGCGGGCGGTCAGTCTGGGTCGTAAAAACTTCCTGTTCTTCGGCTCTGATCATGGTGGTGAGCGGGGAGCGCTACTGTACAGCCTGATCGGGACGTGCAAACTGAATGACGTGGATCCAGAAAGCTACCTTCGCCATGTGCTTGGCGTCATAGCAGACTGGCCGGTCAACCGGGTCAGCGAACTGCTTCCGTGGCGCATAGCACTGCCAGCTGAATAACACATCCCCGTCAAAAGAGTTCGGGCTGGGAAGAGACAGAAGAGTAGCAATTTCAGAAGCATTCACACCAACATTGAGCTTTTCAGCGAAAGTGGGCACGAATCATTGCTGGACAGGGTTAAAGGCACTGACTCAATCACTCTTCATACGTGGCTTGATCGATATGAAACAATCCTCAGCTAGAGGGGGAGCAAGCCGAAAACATTACTCGACTACGCCAGCAAAATCAGGGCAATTCGAAGAAAATTGCCGGACAAACCGCTCACTGACATATCAACGAAAGAGGTGGCAGCAATGCTAAACACCTACGTCGCAGAAGGTAAAGCGGTTTCCGCAAGAGTAATCAGGTCAACCCTTGTTGACGTTTTTCGAGGGGCAATAGCCGAGGGGCATGTGGCAACGAATCCAGTAACAACAACCCGTGCAGCAAAGTCAGAAGTAAGGCGCTCAAGGCTGACAGCTAATGAGTATGTCGCTATTTACCATGCTGCTGAGCACCTCCCCATCTGGCTGAGGCTGTCAATGGATTTAGCTGTCGTTACAGGGCAGAGAGTGGGCGATTTGTGCAGAATGAAGTGGTCAGACATAAACGATGGTCATCTTCACATTGGACAGAGTAAAACAGGAGCCAAAATTGCCATTCCGCTGGCTCTAACCATTGACGCACTCGACATCTCACTGGTTGATACACTACAGAAATGCAGGGAGGCCAGCAGCAGTGAAACAATAATCGCATCAACCTATCACGAACCACTTTCTCCAGCCACAGTATCACGGTATTTAACAAAGGCGCGAAATGCATCCGGGATCTCGTTTGATGGAGACCCACCGACATTTCATGAACTACGTAGTCTGTCCGCGAGGCTATATCGGAACCAGATTGGCTACAAGTTTGCACAACGTCTTCTTGGACATAAATCTGATTCAATGGCGGCGCATTATAGGGACAGTCGCGGGCGGGAGTGGGACAAAATTGAAATCGGATAATGATTTTATTTTGACCAATAATGACTTACCAGATTTAACAACTTGATATTTAATAAGATTTTTGAACGAACAACTTCCATGTCAGAAGGAGGATAAAATCACAAAAACACATTAAAAATCATTATGTTATTTATACAATTGATTAAATGATAGACTGCAAAACGCGACAAAACACTACATTTAGAGTCACAATTAATCAATGAGTTAGATGTGATTAGTGACCTGAGACAGAGCATTAGCGCAAGGTGATTTTTTGTCCTCTTGCGCTAATTTTTTGTCATCAAACATACAGCCAATCAGAAGAGCATAAAGCTGCCAAGCATTATATGTCTTAGTTTTATGCTCATTTTCATTAAAAAAATATATAATAAGACTAATATCAGTATAAAATATTTATAACACTTAGAGTAAAAATGTAATCAGCTTATACAACCAACAATAATTTAAACTATAAAAAACAATAACAGAAACATTTATAATTTATTTTAAGTGTTCAAGCGATAAACTGGTAAATTTAACAACTTAATTTTGAGATCTAAGTCACATCAATCAAGCATTCAAACAGTTATATATTAAAGCTGTCCACATCGGATATGTGACACTAATAGTATCAATGGATTGATATTATTAATGGATATAAACATGTAATAAGGATTTATTATGAACATTCAACCGACCATACAATCTGGAATCACCTCACAAAACAATCAACATCATCAAACAGAACAAATACCCTCTACACAAATACCGCAATCCGAATTACCTCTAGGATGCCAAGCTGGATTTGTTGTTAATATTCCAGATGATATACAGCAACATGCACCGGAATGCGGTGAAACAACAGCTCTACTGAGCTTGATAAAAGATAAAGGTCTGCTCTCAGGGCTAGACGAATATATAGCTCCTCACCTTGAAGAAGGATCCATAGGAAAAAAAACATTGGATATGTTTGGTTTATTCAATGTTACCCAAATGGCATTAGAGATACCTAGTTCCGTTTCAGGCATCTCTGGTAAATATGGTGTCCAGCTAAACATTGTAAAACCAGATATTCATCCTACATCAGGTAATTATTTTTTACAGATATTCCCTCTGCATGATGAAATAGGTTTTAATTTTAAAGACCTTCCTGGCCCGTTAAAAAATGCATTAAGCAACAGTAATATATCAACCACTGCAGTGTCGACTATTGCATCGACTGGAACATCAGCCACTACTTCGACGGTAACCACCGAGCCAAAAGACCCAATACCATGGTTTGGATTAACAGCTCAAGTGGTTCGTAATCATGGTGTAGAACTTCCTATAGTCAAAACTGAAAATGGATGGAAGCTTGTTGGAGAAACACCACTTACTCCTGATGGGCCGAAAGCAAATTACACGGAGGAGTGGGTTATCAGACCGGGAGAAGCAGATTTTAAATATGGTGCATCTCCATTACAGGCAACTCTAGGGCTGGAGTTTGGCGCACATTTCAAGTGGGATTTAGATAACCCTAATACTAAATATGCCGTTCTTACCAATGCTGCCGCAAATGCGCTTGGTGCTTTAGGGGGATTTGCAGTATCCAGATTTGCTAGTACAGATCCAATGTTAAGTCCTCATATCGGTGCAATGGTTGGGCAAGCAGCAGGGCATGCCATACAGTATAATACCCCTGGATTAAAGCCAGACACTATTTTATGGTGGGCTGGTGCGACACTGGGGGCTGCCGATTTAAACAAGGCCGAGTTTGAAGTAGCTAGATTCACTGACTATCCTCGTATATGGTGGCACGCAAGAGAAGGAGCTATTTTCCCCAATAAAGCAGATATTGAACATGCCACAGGTGCTGATATACGCGCAATGGAAGAAGGTATCCCTGTTGGACAGCGGCATCCAAATCCAGAGGATGTGGTAATCGATATCGAAAGCAATGGCTTACCACATCATAATCCATCAAATCATGTTGATATCTTTGATATAATCCAAGAAACAAGAGTCTAAGCTTTAACTTGTTTATTTTAAAATAATAGCTGAAATGGATGGCAGCTATTATTAATAAGGATTAATATATTTTTTCTAAAATACCCCACAAAATAAACACATCATAAAAATTCTAAATACACACACCTAATCTCAAAAAAACAAACTTACTATTTGACTTGGATTATGTTTTTAATCCAATATTTTCCGACAACATCTCCACAGAAAAATGCATTTACATAAAGACGCCTTCAAGTCATCTGAAACCTGCCAACCACAGACACCTTCTTATATTCTGGATGTCTGCGGCGTTTTTTTACAAATTACTGACAGCCAATACTCTCTCAGAGAAAAATATTTTAACTATCTTTTATAATGAAGTTTCCCTTGATAGGATCATAAACACATTTATCAGGACTTATAATCATTGATGCCGTTATTGGTTCTCGGGTCAGTGGATGATATGAGCCTTCACTAGCTAAACGAGAAAATGCATCAAAATCAAATAAGCAGCATACTGCCGAACTATCTGAATTTTTGACAAACACTCCTTCTTCGGGTCTCTCTAGTGTAATTGGACACTGAATAGACTCTGGCGGGCACTGGAAATTTCCTGAACTAACAGGAAACTTACATTGAGATATTTTGTCCTGAATACTCTCTTGCGATTGTGCTTCACCTGAGTCCGAAAGCATACTGAGCATCCTATCGCGAAGAGCTTCAGGGCCGTTATTAAACCCATAAAGGAATAACTCAGTAAGCAATCCCCCACTACTGCCGCTGGATAGAAAACGCCCATCGGTTTCATTAAATACAATGCTGACAGTCTCATTACCTAATGTAAACTCCCCTCGACCGCTAGATGCTACTTGAGCTCGAAGGACATTCAATCCATTAAAAATGAGCTTGATCTAATCTCCGAATTTAACGGCATTATAAAACTCCCTATTTTAATTTAAACTCCAGACTTAAATAGCTTTAACAAACATCTGCCTTACATGACAACAAAAACCGGAGCCGGACTCCGGTTTTGTGAAGCTGTCGGGTTACTTCATCCCGCCAATATTTTCCCACGTCCCGTCAGCACGCAGGATTTGCAGCGGTCTTACCACGCACTGTATCTGCTTTTTATCCGCATCCAGTATCACCACCTGCGTGATTACCCTGTCCTGCTCCGGAATAATACCATTCTCATCGGACTCCAGGATGTCTGCCGGCCCCAGACGCAGTTGTGCTGTAAGTAACTCCCCGTCTTCACGGTCATCATGCTTTCCGTGCCCGCACAGACGCTGCATAAGTTTTTTTAGTATGTTCATGTCATTCTCCTGTTCTGCCTGTATCACTGCCCACTTCATCAAGCCCCTTAACATCCTGCCACGGCCCGTCACCAAACCTGACCTGCAAATGCTGAAAAAAACCCTGAACCCGTGTGGTATCTTTGGGGGCAAGAAAGGTCAGTCCGGTGATGAGCGCACCATCTGTACCCGGGAACCAGCCATGGCTGTTTGTCTCAATAATGTTTCCCGGCCCCAGACGGAACCGTATTTGTGTCTCCCCCGGGTCGCCCTTCGGTCCCTGAGGTCCGGTTGCCCCCACCGGGCCAGCCGCACCTGTTTCTCCTTTCGGTCCCCGTTCACCGTTTGCCCCGACAGGGCCGGTGTCTCCACGCTCTCCTTTATCTCCCTTCGGCCCCTGAGGACCCGCGGGCCCCGGTTCCCCCTTTGGCCCGGGAGGCCCCACCACGGTGGGGATTCGGTTTACGGCTTCTTCCGCCGCTATCCTGCTTTGTTCCGCTGACTGTGCGCTTTCTGCTGACTCCCGGGCTTTTTCTGCTGCGGTCGTTGCATCCCTGGCTGCATTACCGGCTGCACTTTCTGCCGTCTTTTTTGACAACTCAGCATCTGTTGCACTTTGTAATGACTCACTGGCTTTTTGAGCGGCCGCAGAGGCCGAGGACGAGGACGCCTCCTCTGACTGCTTTGCAGCGGCTGCACTTTCTGCCGCCTGCCGGGCTGACTCCGATGCATCCCCTGCTGAAGTGTCAGCATTTGCAGCGTTCTCTTCTGCCTGACTGGCTGATATGCCGGCATTCCTCGCGGACGTCTCCGCCTCTCCGGCATTCTTCTTCGCCTCCTCAGCGTGACGCGCCGCTTCTTCCACCATCAGTTCAAAACGACGCAGTGCCTCCGGCCGGACGTCATCCTCCGACATGGCACCGAGAAAATCATTCAGCGTACCGGGTTGAGAATCTTCATACACGGTGATGGTCCCGGCATGTGACGGAGGAAATCCCTCCACCAACAGAATGACGCTGTACTGACCGTACTCAACATCCATGCTGTAACGTCCGGCTTCATCCGGATTTTCAGAGGCCACCGTGTTCACCACCACCGTGCTGCTGGTTCGTCTGGCCTTCAGCACAATGGTGCAGTTCTGTACTGGTTTTCCTGTGCCATCTTTAAGCACGCCAGAAATTTTTACTGTCATACTTTTCCACCAATAAAAAAAGCCCGCAGCAGTGACGCCACGGGCTTCAGGACAGTGTAACTTTACGTTTCCTCAAACGCAGTTCACCCCATAAGGTGGATGAACCTGCGTATCATAACAATATTTACAGAAGATAAATCGGCGTCTGTTGTCAGAAACGGTATCCGATACCAACAATAAATGCATCCGATCGCCAGTCGCCACTACCGGAACCTTCATAAGCAAGGTCAATGGTCACGGATTCGGTCGGGTTAAACTGCACGCCAGCCCCCCACGCCAGAGACGTGTTGCTGTGGCGACCGTCATCACTTCCGGTCAGCACATCGTGCGTTTTCCCCTTGTTGTCAGTTACGCGGAGATAATCCCCGTAGAAAGTCGACACACGGCTGTAAGCCACACCCGCCATCGCATACGCGCTGAACCATTCATTCACGCGTACAGACGGCCCCGCCATCACGCTGAACCAGCGGTTACGCACGGAATCTTCATGCCAGCGGGTATCGCTGTAGCGCGTTTTTTGCTCATCCTCAGCATTGGCATAACTGAAGGACGTAATCAGCCCCAGCGCGTCCATAAACTCATAACGGTATTTCACGTTAATCCCGTTCAGATCATCACTACCGGGAACGTTCGTCGAGGCATGGAGATACCCCGCGCTCAGCGTGGACTGATGTTCTGCTGCACTCGCTGGCGTAGCAGCGGCGACCTGCCAGACTACTGCGGACAAAATAACAGCACATAATTTACGCATAATTACCTCTCGCTTTTCTGCAATAAAAAAGGCGCCATTTCTGGCGCCCGTATCTGGGTTATAAAATTCAGCTAATCGTGATGCCTGCAGTGGCTTTCTTCATCACCACAACCAGCAAATCGCTGATACTTGCTGTGGGATACCAGTTATTTACCAGCCATGCTGACACCGAAAACTCCAGTGTCATGTGACCGTGACCGGCAGGCATATCAATAACACCACTGTAAATCAGCGTATTATCCAGCGCGGTACGGTTATAAATTTCAGCACCGTTTTTCCGCACTATCAGACGGCATGAGGAGTAAATATCAGTATGCTCTTTCTCATGTTTAGCGCCGCTGAATGCCACCGCCGGAATAACAATCTGCCGGTCAAACGGCTGATCGTCATAAACCCTGACGGTAATGGTTCCTGATGGCCACCGCTCCGGTGCACGGGAGTCCCGGGGGAAAGCTTTGCCCACTGTTTTAACGAGATCGCCTTCAATCTGGTTCGCGGACAATTTTCCCAGAACCCGACAGTTCTCGTTAATCGTGACGTTGTTGAGCGTCCCGGAGTTCGCATTCACGTTACCGCTGATATCGGCATTTTTCGCCGTCAGCCGCCCGTCCGGTGTCAGGGAAAATGCCGGAGGATTACCGCCGCTGGTAATGGTGGGAGCCGTCAGATATTTCAGGAACACTTCATTCATAAATATCTGATCGCCCTGACCAACAAACATCGGCTTTGTGTTGCCATTCGCAGGATTAATCATCGCAATCCTGTCTGCCGCCAGCAGCACCTGACTCTGCATTCCTGCTGGCGTATTCTCAATACCGGCACCGATACCCGCAATATAAAGGCGTCCGTCCTGCATCTGCTGCAGTTTCACGGCCCACATGCTGTTCAGGTTATTATTTGTATCAACCTGAACTTTCTGTATCTGCTGGATTGCCGCACTCTGATTTTCCAGTTTTTTATTGACGGTCTGCGTGATTTCATTGCTGACATTCGTAATGGACGTCCTGATTTCAGCCAGGTCCGGCGCAAGCTGACCGTTATCAATCTGCGTCCACAGCTCCTGGGCCAGATGTGTTTTCCCGATTTCTCCTTTGAAAAAATCCAGGTAACCTTCCGCATCATCGCTCGCCCGACCGACAGCCTCCACGAATGCCGATTTGCCAACAGTATTCACACTGCGGATATAAAAATAATAATCATGGCCCGGTTTGATATTGATACTGGCAGCTATCCAGTACAGCGCCGAGCCAAGATAGCGGGCTGCGGTTTCAACCTGCCTGATATCCGCAATCCGCTTTTCCGAGAACCAGAACTCAAACTGTACCGTCGGGTCATAAACGGCAAGATGCGGCGTGGCGGTTATCTGAAAATAGCCCGGCGTCAGCTCAATCCGCGACGGTGCTGCCGGTGCGGCAATCCGGAAGGTGGTGGTGGCAGGTTCACCCTGCTGGCCATAGCTGTTTATCGCCCGCACCGTCAGGGTGTATTCCCCGAGCGGCAGGCCGCTGAAACGGTGCTCCGTGTCTGCGGTGATGGCGGTGGTCACCAGTCTGGCATCCGTTCCCTTACCACTGGTCAGGCGCAGACTGAAGCGCACGCCCTTCACCACCCGCGGCGTGTCCCATTTAGCCTGCGCCAGATACTGGCCGTCAGCTGCACTCACCTCCACCGTCAGGTGCTGTACTGCCGGTGGGATGACGCTGTTCAGGGAACCTGACTGCGGCTCAAAGCGGGCACCGTTATCCACGATGGCTTCTTTTTCCGGTACGTGCTGCACCGCCGTGATGGCAAAGGTGCCGTCCGTGTTTTCCCGGACGGAGACACAGCGGAACAGGCGACGGCGCAGTGACGGCAGGGAGAGTCCCCACACACCGTATGTCTCCACACCATCAGGCAGGGTGCTGACCTGTATCCGGTCCGGCGCGGGGTGTGCGGTGATGTCCACACTCACCGGCTTACCGCTGCCGTTAATCAGGTTCACCGTGGCGGCACCGGTCTCCGGCAGTGTCACCTCACGGTCCAGCGTCAGGGTGCGGCTGGCGGCATCGATGGACAGGACACGTCCGCCGGTCATGGTCCCGGCATAGTCGTTATCACAGATTTCAATAATGTCACCGGGTGTGTGACGCAGCCCCTGTGACCCGAGCGTGAAATCCACCGTCTGCGTTTCCAGCAGTCCGGTCTTTATCACCCACAGCCCGGCACGGTGGGCCTGACCGCGACTGGTGCAGCCGAACGCATCCATCTTCAGCAGGTTGCGTCCGTAGCGCAGTATGGCTTCCGGGTCTTCCACCAGTTCCGTGGAGGTCTGCCAGCCGTTCTGCGGGTCGGTGTAATTCACCTCCACCGCCGTGTGGCGGTCCTTCAGGGCGCTGAAGCTGTAGCGAAACCCCACGCCGTTATCATCCACCACCACATCACTGCTGGTGTAGGCCACACCACATCTGACGGACGGTCCTGCACAAACGTCAGCGTCTTCCCGTTCCATACCGGCATACAGCGCATCGCCGAGCAGAAATCACTGAGAACGTCCCACGCCTTACGCTGTTGTGACAGGTACGCATTGAAAGTCATCCGCGGCTCTGTGCCCCCGAAACCATCCGGGACCGTCTGGCCGCAGTACTGCGCAATGGCATACAGCGCCCACTTGTCCACATCCGCCGCCCCCAGGCGTTTTCCCACTCCGTAGCGCGGGTGGGTCAGCATGTCCCACAGGCACCAGGCAGGGTTGTTGCTGTATGCCGGTTTCAGGCTGCCGTCCCAGATGCCGCTGTACGTGCGTTTTTCCGGGTCATAGTTTGACGGTACCTGGATGATGCGACCGCGGATATGGTAGTTCACCGTCATCTGCTGACCGCCAAACTGCTCCGCATCCACCTGCAGCCCCACAATCGCCGTGTTCGGGTAGCACTGTTTCACATCGATGATTTCGGTGTATGACGACCAGAGCGTCTTATTCTGCAGCTGGTCCGAGGTGCTGTCCGCTGTCTCCCGGACCATCCGGATGTTAAAGGGCCGCTCAGGCAGATTATCCAGAATCACCGACGCCAGAAACTGCGAGGTGGTCTTGCCGTTAATGGTGACATCCTTTTCCGTCACCCAGTTACCGTTACGCTGCAACTGAATCAGCAGTCGGACAGAAGAGTGATTACGGTCGCCCTTTGAGGTGGTCTCCAACAGTGACTGCACCCCGAAGGTGACCCGCAGGCGGTCAATGTTCGCGGACGTAATGGTGCGCGTCACCGGTTTTGCCTTCGTCACTTCCACGCCCAGTCCGGTTTCAGCTCCGGAGGACTCAAAGCCTTCCGGTGGTGTCTGCTCCTGCTCCCCGGCACGCCAGACCGCGGTCACACCGTGTATCACGGGATTGCCGTCCGTGTCCGTCAGTGGGGTTTTGTTCACCAGAATACTCTGCAGTCCCTTCACCGGACCTTCTATCGGTCCCTCACCAATCGCATCAATCACACTCATCATCTGCGTGGATTTGAGATTATCCTTCGCCTCACGAGGCGTGTGTGCCTTACCGCCACCTTTTCCCATACAGCCTTCCCCTGAATAAATTAACCGCCACTTGCCATTCCGTACAGAAGTCGGATATCCTTCGCCCGAAAAGCATGAAACACATTTCTGCCATGCTAAAGAGAAACCCCGGTATCAGCAGATACCGGGGTTTTCTTTCATGCCCACCGATAATCCTGTTGGTTAAAACCGGTAATGGCATAAAAATTCTGAATATCTTCACATTTTCACACACTGACTGTGGCGCTTATAATTTCGCTGCGTTAGTGTTTTTTTGCCCGAGTAACAAAAACAACTCCTTAACATTGATCTTCATTTGTCTGTCCCCGCAGCTCCGCGATCACTGCGGGATTTTTTTATGTTTTATCCCTGTCGCCCGACAACCACGACCGTTCCGCCCCCGCCTTCATCACGGGTGCTGATGTCCTGGGATATACGGCGGGAGCCAACCAGCATTTCCCCGTAAGGCACCGGCATCGGGTTCCCCTGGGCAATCATGTTATCCAGCGAGGAAAAGTACGTGTTCTGTCTGCCGTTATCCGTTGCGCGGTAATCCGGTGTTTTTGCCTTCGGGGCCAGCATCTGGGCCACACCGCCCAGAATCATGCTGGCTCCAAGTGAAAACAGCATCGTGGTGGCAGAAAAACCACCGGCTGCCAGGGCTGAACCCCATAACGCCATTGATGCCCCGGCAGTGAAGAAAGAGCCCACGATGGCTGCCGCCCCCAGCACAATCTGCAGTCCACCCTTTCCGGCCCCGGCCAGTCGCGGCACAATATGGATGACCGTTCCCTCACCCAGCTGTTCGTGAAGACGGGCGTACACCGCCTCCGGTGCCGTGTCATAACCGGCAATACGTATCTGGTACCAGCCTTCGTTCATCTGACGGCGAAAGCCCGGCACCTGTAACGACAGCGCCCGGATGGCTTCCGCTGCCGTGTTCACATACAGGCTGAGGCGGCGGCCAAATCGTTGTAAATCCCCGTGAAGGCAGATACGTGCCGGTGGCGGTGACGCCAGGCTGAATGCGTTCGTCGTTGCCATTTTTCGGAATACCTCTCCCGTTTACTCAGTTGTTCAGGCAGATGGTGAAGCAGTTCACCGTTGCCGCAGTATATGGCGGCATGATTGGCCACCGATGCGCCAAAGCAGCACAGCAGGATATCGCCAGGCTGTGCGGAAGGCAGGGAAATCCTGTAAAAACCAGTCGCCTCCATATTGTCCAGGTACAGGTTCTGACCATTGCGCCACCAGTCATCCTCACGCTCAAAATCCGGCATATCAGTCCCCGCCAGATGATAAGCATCCCGGAACAGCGTGTAACAGTCCGTCACCCCGTGCTCAAAGCGCCGTCCTGTCAGATGTGGCACACAGCGGAATTTGTGAATGTCACCCCGGCAGACCAGCCACCAGGGCAGTGCGCTTTTTATCTGCAGCCGCCGGTCAGCCTCGCTCAGCCAGGGCAGCCCACCGGGATGACTGTGGACCAGTGCCACAATCTCCCCCTGCATCTCTGCCCGCAGCCAGTCTTCCGGTGCGATACGAAAATACGCCTCCGGCTCTGCAGAAATATTCACACAAGGGATATACCACTCCCCCTCCGGCGTGCTTATCACGAAGCCGCACGACTCCGCAGGCGCACACCGCCGGGCATGCGCCAGAATCGCTGATTCAGTCTGTGTCATAAACCGGGATTTACTGCGAAAGTTTATTAATGGAAAGGAAACCGCCAAAAATTAGCCACCATGCTGCGCATCTCACACCCGCGCATGCACTTGCTGCATCTGTCCTTACGGATATCCGTGGTGGGGTTGTCGAACTCATCCGCCACTGCCCCGCCCGTGTAACCACACTCATCAGAGCGGTAGGTCCACATACAGGTATTCGCCAGCATAATGCGACCGGGAAACAGCGCTCCGTCCGTCTCCGTCGGTGTTGCCAGCACAAACGAGGCTGTCATGGCCGTCAGCTCTGACATCTGCTCCACCACCCAGACGGTCTCTCCAGCTCCTGGCTACCGGGTCCGCTTCCGGATTGCCCGCCACAAAATTCACCGCATCCAGAAAACGGGCATACACCCGGCGGCGGACCACCGTGGCACCCACCAGGCTCTGCAAATCCTCCGCCATCCCGGTGACAAGACCGAACAGATTGGACACCGTCAGCGACGGGCGGGCACTGCTGCCCTTTCCGTTCATCTCAAAGCCACTGCCCTCAATCGGGTACGCCTGATATTGCCGCCCCTGCCAGGTCACCGGCTCCCTTTTTTCATTCAGCTCATTGCAGAAAAAATACCGCTCACCGCCCTGCACCGTCAGGTCGATTTCCCAGAGCACCACCCGCGGTGACTGCTCTGACTTAACCGACTCGTTCAGGCTTTCTTCATGAATATTCTGCATCAGTTCACCACCTGCTCTATCGTGCAACTGAAATCACTGTACCGGGCATTATCCGTGACACTCCACTCACGGCACACAACCCTCACCGTCCGGTTATGTTTCGGCGGTCGCCACAAAAAGGCACGGTAACCACCATGCCAGGATAAAAATTCATCCAGCCAGCGCCGGGTTGACTCATCCGTCACCCGGAACACCGCCTGAAACGTCTTCAGTTGAGGATTCAGCCCTGTGGGGCGGCGCTGTTCATAACCGTCACCAAACCGCACCCTCACCACCGACGGCTTCTCACTCACCTGCATCCCTTCACGCGGGACCAGATGCAGCGTTTTTATCTCAGCCACTCAGCATTCCTCCGTCACGTCGCATGGACAGCATCACCGCCTGCACCCGCTGGTCAATCAGCTGCACAAGACTGCCTGTCCGCCTCCGGCCCTATCTGTCCGTTAGCCCCGTCATTCTGAATGGCAATGTGGTAGACCGGGGAATACACCAGACCAGCACTGCCGTTCATACTGCCCACGGCGCGTAAGCCCAGCGAGCCATCCGCCGCCCGGGTCAGGGGCATAATAGCTTCAGGTCCGGCTTCCCCCATCAGCCCGGCCCCTTTTGCAAACGCAAAGTACGTGGGCGTGTCCACAATGCTGTTGCTGTACGCGCTCAGGTTTGCCGAGGTATACACGCCGCCTTTTGCATTGGCCACCGCTCCGCCCAGCCAGTCACCAATGCTGCCGAGAAATCCTCCCGCACCGGACATACCGTTTGCCGCCGTCTTAATTCCGTTGACAATCGCGGCATTCATAGAACTTTTGATATTTCCTGCAGTACGGATGAGGCCCAGCTGCGCCATTCCACTTTATTTCCGTTCAGCATCTCCGTGATGTTATTCACCATCCCTGAGATACCCTCCGTCGCCAGCTGTGCTGCCTGTGAGGCGTAATCGGACGCATTATCCACCCAGTTACTGAATCCCTCCTGCAGCCCTTTCTGCCAGTCCGCACGCTGCACATCCGATTCGGCATAAAAGACTGCCTGGTCCTTAAGGCGTTCGCTCAGATACTGCGCGTTCTGTGCCAGCGCCTGTCTGTAAAAATCCTCACTGATATCCCCGGTCTGATACTGAGACTGAAGGTCCGCATCCTTCTGGCGGAAGCTGTCGCGGATCTGCTGCAACTCCCGCATGCGTTCCCTGGCTCGTTCCCCCTGCCCGTACCCCAGCAGTTCAGATTCATTTGATGCACGCGCAGCCACATTATCATTCTTCAGGGTCTCTTCCCGGTACCGCAACTGCTCCCGGATTTTTTGCTGGTCAATCAGGGCCGCATTGCGCAGCAGTTCCTGCTTCTGTATCTCCGACAGGGTTTTCAGTTCACCCAGCGCTGTCTGGTACTTCAGCTTCGCCAGCTCCGTGTTCTGACCGGCCAGTGCCAGTTGCTCTTTCTGCTGCTTCAGCAGCCGGGAAAAACTGTCTTCCGCTTTTTCCGTCTCTGATTTTCCACCCCGGGATTTGGGTTTATTCGCCTCGTTATTGCGCCAGGCTTCCAGGGCATTACTGATATAACGTTGTCTCGCCTCCTGATACGGATCCCCCACAAAACCGAGGTCATCCGCCGCATACCCCAGTCGGACGCGCTCTTTTTCTTCCCCTTTCAGTCTGGACAGGGCCAGCTCACGCTCTGTTTTTGTCAGGGCACTCTGCTGTTTATC